TCTATGTGGTATTAAAGATTATGAATTGTTCTGGAAATATACTGATGAGATATTAGAAGAGACAACAGTAAGTAGTCTCTCAGATTGTCATGTCATCTCTAAGATGATGGATCATTCTAATTTCTCAGTTGTAGATTATGAGACTTGGTATGATATTGGTAATGTAGATTCACTTAAGAAAAGTAGAGAGGTAATACCTGATAGGTTCCACCTTTTAGATAAGGAAGATGAGAGCATCTTTATCTTTGATGAAGACTTTGTAATTAAGTTCTTCTATGACAAGCAGATATGTTTTAATCGTATAGACAGGATG